GCTCGTCTTCACTAAGGCTTTCACAGAAGAGAAAGCTAAGGAGATCGCGAAGAAATATGCTATTGAGAATTTCAGACTCTTGCGTTCAGCAAATACTGTTGCAGAAGCAGCGGTTGAAAATGAGAAAGTGAAAGTCTGGGAAGCTAAATCAAAGAAGAAGTCTAAAACTCTAAAAGTTCGCAAGAATAAAGATGGGGATTGGATGGCATATGATCGTGATGGTAAATCGTACAATGTTAGTGAGTTGTATAGATCTGGAAAATTGCTCGATGTTGATTATGAACTGAACTTTGCCAATTCAGACGATATGCAAGATTTCAGGGCGGACACACGTCATAAGTATGACGAGTTTACTCTAGCTGAGATTGGTGGTGAAGAAGGTGACAACCCCCATGTTGTGGCAATGATGAATGCTAAATACAATGGGAAAACAAATGCAGCTATGTCACATCAGGTTGTGAAGGGTTTTTTTGAAGCTGGCGCTTGGACAGAACTTCCGGCTGTTGAGCTAGTGGAAGATAAAGTTGAACACGAACCAACTACTGCCATACCAATAACAGAAGCTGTCGCGGCTGATGCCAAACCAGTACTTTCTGTATCGGATGTCAAGCAAAGACTTGGGTTGTGTGAAACTTGCCATGCGCCCAATTGTAATTGTCGTAGCTTCAAGAGAAGTCCAAAAACAAGTCTCAAGAAAGTGAAATTTGAGCCTCGGGACCCAAAAGCTGAGCGAGAAGTCAGTGCTGGTTTGCCCGCAGTTGACGAAACTCTAAAAAAGCGTATTGCCACAGTTGATGTGGTGGTTCAAGAGCGTGGAGCAAGCCAGAGTAGCAAGGGATCAAAAAAACAACATGTTTATGGTTTTAACATCAATATGAAGAACGGGACACGTTTCATATTTCCTGCACATGTTATGTATTGGGATTCCAACAACATGGTTGGTAAGCATGACGCTACTAGCATTGAGGTGTCTTTTGAATTTCAAGGATCAAGGAAGCGATTTGCACTTGACCCCACAAAAGTGGTGTATGATATTCAGAAGGATATTGCTCATGTTGAACCTGTTAAGAGTTTGGCACAATTTGGAAGTCCTGTTGTTGCGGATGTGACCACGGGTAATTCAGTCATCATGTTTACCCCAGACAAAATGATGAATGGTGCATGTGTGGAAAGATCAGGCAGCAACATTGTTTACACGGTGCCCACTGAGAAAGGGGTGTGTGGATCACCTGTGTTGCAACACAACAAGGTGGTAGCTATGCACATCATTGGCAATACTACTGAGCAAGCTGGAGCTAGTGTTCCGCTCAGGAATGAGGGTGTTGAATTGGCAGCACTCTCAAACCTTTTTCAGTAGGCCCCGTGACACCACTGCAAGGTGTCACAAACAGGGCCGCGTTTCTGGGAATACGCGACCCTGTTATTGGGGGTCCTGCATCTGTCGCTGTTGGAACGGTGGACGTTTTAGGTCCGGTGTTTGATTATGTGGGACGCGTGAAGCGTACCACTGTGTATAAAGACACAGGATTGGACGTTAACTTTCAACAGTTTTTGAAAGAGACAGGTCGTGAGATACCCTTGGCATTTAAATACGCTAATGCCAATATTGATGCGGAAAAACCATCGGTTGCCAAATATGGAAAAACAGCACCCGTCTTTGACAATGAAGCTCTGAGATTTGCAGTTTCATGTGTTAGGCAACACTTTAGACCTTCTATGGGCGGTGCGTTGATTATGACCACAGATGAGGTTATTGATGAATTAGATCTCAGTACCTCACCAGGATACCCAGTTAATCTCAAATATCCCACTAAGCGATTATTTCTTGAAGATCCTAGAGCACGAAAGTACATTGATGAGTTCGAAAGACAGGTCACTAACTGTGAAATGCAGTGGGTGCCTTTATGGACAAGCTCAGTGAAAGCTGAAATACGCCCAATGGAGAAATTGCTCGCAAACAAGTTACGAACGTTTTGTGCTGGACCAATTGAGTTGACTGTGTTGTTGAATAAATATTTTTTGGACATGAATACACGATTTTATGATGCTGGTAAAAATCATGCTCACTGGTCAGCAGTGGGTATGACAAAATACTATCGAGGTTGGAATAGGTTGGCCATGCGGCTACTGAAACATAAAAAGATGTTTGCCCTCGATATGAGTCAGTATGACTCAAGTATGACGCGTCAATTGTTGTGTATAGTTCGGGACTTGCGAAAAGACTTCCTTGGTGGAAAAGATGCGGCTCAAGTCAATTTGCTGTACGAGTACGTCATAGAAAGTCTAATCGTGATGACGAATGGTGATGTTGTTCAAAAGAAAGGGGGCAATCCTAGTGGCAGTGCTAACACTGTTGTTGATAATACACTAGTTTTGTTCCTTTTGTTTGCTTATGGTGTTTTCATGCTAGGCAGAAAGCACAATGTGGCTATTGATTATGCTTATCTAATGGATAACTTTGAATTGGCTCTCTATGGAGATGACAATACTGGTAGTGTTTCAGAAGAGGCAGCATCATGGTTTAATTTGTGTGAATTTGCTCAAGTGATGAGTGACGTTGGCTACACTGTCACGTCAGAAGACGATGTATGGGAATGGCGCACACTTGATCAAGTGACTTTTCTCTCTCAGAGATTTAAGTATGACCTTGGGTGTAGAACATGGGTTCCCAGTCCAGATCCGGAGAAGATACTTGCCTCACAATTATATGCTAGTGATATAACTGATCCACGTTGGTCAGTGTATCGCGCAAATGCATTGTTTGTTGAGGGGTTCTTCACAAGCGCTCGCCCTGTGTTGGCTGAGTACAGAAATTGGATATTACAGCGTTATCGACACTATATTTCTCGTAAAGATCCTATGCCGAAGAATTTGAGCGGTAACGCTCTTTTTGACAATTGGTTTGCTGAAGATGATGTCTATCGCCTGTATGTCGGCAGAACTGAAGCACTCTCAGTAAAACTGGAAGATATCCAGAGTGACCCAGTTTTAAAATGTCCTCAAGTGTTAGCATTGATACAAGCGAATCAGAGAATGTCTTCAGCTATCAGTACGAAAGCGATTGTGAAAGCTGTCGAG